AGCGTTGCGGACCTGTTGTTCTACGAGACTGTTGATGCCAAGACCGTTGGGGCGGGGACAGGGAAAACCATTACAGGGGCCAGTAAAGCCACTTTTACCTTAGTCACCGGCAACACACCGGATGACACGGTTGAAGCGGGGTTCCATTCTAGCGGGTTCACAATTACCCTGACTTGCGATGGGCATGGGTTTGAGGTTGGGGATGTAGTTACGGTTGAGGATGTTGGCTACACAGGAACGAGTCCTAATGGGACTCACCAGATAACTGCGATTGATGAATCTTACACAGACACTTTTTCTTACTTTGTTAAAGACACCCCCTCAACACTTTCTGTTACAAATAACCCCCGTGTCTATAAGGCCCACCCAAGTTACGGAACCGCCCACCCCGATACGGAGAATTTCCCTATCCACAAGCTGTGCTATGTGAAGCAGGCCGACGGCGAAGGGCTGTATTTTGAATACTACTACGCAGCGGATCGCCTCCACCAAGACGATTATAATTTTGAATACAGCCAAGCAGATTTAGGGGGAAACAAATACGATACGGTAGTGCGGACGTATGTGACTCTGCGATCGGACTTCACTGAAGCAGACGCCAAGTATAATGCGGGGGACCGGATGCCGGATGTTCCCGACGCCAAATTCCCTAATGACACCTACATCCTGCTAACTCGCCAGCAGAAGCGCATCGGGGATCAGGAATTGGACGGCCTCTTCGTTGTCGAGCAGCGGGTTTATTTTAACCGCGTCGATATCGTTAACCATAATATGGACCCCGCTACTGGTGGCGTGTTGGCTATGGTGGAGAAGGTTGTGCATCGCGGAGAGACGTTTAACCCCCCGAATGGGTCTCCCGATACTGGCTATATTGAGGATCTCGCAGAACAAGCGGATGATGAATTATGGGGCTTGGATGCCGCTGGCCGGAACTGGGAAGCTCAACAGCTATCGAATGACTGGTGGAAGGTGACTATTCAGGATGTGATCCCACAATCATCTGCCGCAAACACTACTTATGGGCCGGACGGCAAAACAATCCGCACATATGATACTTGGCAGAACTTCACATGGCCCTCCGTTTTGGACAGTCTGGTGTTCACAACGGCCAATAGAAAAGACGGCTCCAGCCAGACCGCCGTGACCGTCCGCATGAAAGAGGGTAAGGACGGCTTCGGTGGCCCCACCAAGATGACGGTCCTGCAAGTGTGGAGCAAAGCTGCGCTCACTCCTCCCACTCCTACGATCTTCAAGACTGCCAGCGCGAAATACAGTGGGGTGCAATACAATGTAAGCGTCTCCAATGTCCTGACTCCGGCCATCACCTTGATCGACTTTATCGGCTCAGAACATCCTACGTATAAGCTGGGTGAGTATGCCCACCCCAAACCGTGGTGCCGTGCATCCAGCCCTACTGATTGGCCGTCTTCCGCATTTGTCGGGTCAGCCACACAGAAGCCCTTCCGTGGCGGGTATCTGCTGGAAGTGGTAACAGTTCATCCCCCGTCCTGATAGATGGCTGAACTAGAAGATATGTCGCCTACCGTCTACCCTGACGGATCTGTCATCGGCAGTCTCGACGCCAGCGGGAACCTCCCTGAAAACCCTGAACTCCTGCACCGCCCGCACGCGTTCGCGTTGATGCACGGCGATGACGGGGCCAAGGTTGCTTACGGGCAGTTGCTTTGGAGGATTGAACAATTAAACAGTCTTTATTCTTCAGCCCATGTAATTATTCAACTTACGCAAGGGGCTATTGAAGGTCTAAATGCCAAAGTCCCGACAATAGATACGGAAGACGGGGAGGTAATGTCTTCAGGGATTAACTTTAACGACAACGACACAAAATACCATCAACTGGACGGGTATGGTGACGTTTACCTCTATTGGAAAGTTGACCTTGACGATGACGATAGGGTCACCAAGTGCTGGGTGACAGTAGACGGGACGACGGCTACCGTAAACATTCCCGCGCAGCCAGCGTATGATAATAGTGCGGGTCAAACCGCTCCACATAATAGACTAACCGGACTACCAGACGCGGATGATACAACAAACCATTCCGCAGATGGCGCTGCCGGAGAAGGAACATATCGAGTAAAACTAGGCTCTGTGAATGAAGACGCACAGGTCACACAGGACGTATCCAGTGATGTTCATTGGTCTATTTTAGTTCATATTAGGGCTGCGGAGGCGTAATACAATTTTCAGGCGTACTACCCCCTGCCCAGCCCCCTGACCCTTGACCCTTGACCCCCCATCTGCTACTTTGAACTATGGCCACATTGACTGTTCAAGGCGTCGAGGACGCCCTGCTGGAAGTATGCGGGTCCAAGGGCGCTAACTCCGCCCAGTTCCTGAAAGAATTGAATCTGGCCCTACCCCGTCTCTACAATATGGGTATGTGGCGCGACCTTGTTTTCGAGGAAGTTGTCACTACGGACGCCAGCACGTTCACCATTCCCGACAACGCTGAATCAATTATTTCGGCTCTCGTGGACGCTGACGGGAGCAGCACTGATTATTCTTTCCCCCGCTCAGTCCGCAGCCAACACCACGACTACCGACTGGCTGGTCGGGACGACACGGCTACGGAGAACACGTTGGGCATATTCGGGATCGTGGACGACGGCTACTCAGCCACCGTCGAGGAGCCTGTGGCGGGGAAGACTTACAGTTTGCGGCTGAAGCCGATCAACCCATCCACAAACCTCCCCGCTTCTGGGACGGTACATGTTACTTTCTCCAACGGGACAGATGTGTCCAAAGTCTCCACCGAAATTACTAATGCCCAAGGGGGGCAATTTACCTGCGGCGGTGAGGCCGACCCTTGGCTTACGACCCACGCAACCGACACTGACATTACGAGTATCAGTGAGATTCGTGTAGGAACTGTTGAACTGCCTGCTCCTGTCCAGTTGCTGTGGGTCGAGACAAGCTCATCCCCCGAAGTGACTCGCGTAGCCGCCAACAACCTCCGACAGAAGAACCAAGTCACCCGTTACCGCCGCTACCGGATCGACAACAGGAACAGCAAGACCATGTCGCTGCGGCTGCTCCTCAAGCGGAAGTTCAAAAAGCTGATCGACACCACGGACGTTGTTTATATGTCCAGCCTGCACGCTATCAAACACGCGTTGCTCGGCTCCATTGCCGAGGAGAACGCAGATGTGGAGCGGTCCAATTACCATTGGGCTGTGTGCCGTGCGGTTCTCGACGAACAACTGGACGCCCACCGTGGCGCGGCCAAGCCCGCCATTAGATTTGATCCCTCCGGTGTAGGTTCCTATACCCCCAACTTAATGTAACCCCCTACCATGATCCAATACATCATCGAAAATTCAGAGCAGCTTCTGCAAATCGTGGCCAGCGTAATTGCTGTGGCTTCACTCATCGCGACCATGACGCCGAATGAATCGGATAACAAATGGGTGGCACGCGTAAGTCGCGTGGTATCGTGGATGGCCCTGAACGTGGGCCGCGCCAAATCCAAGTGAGGACATTCTTCCAACTGCTGACCGCTGCCCTCAATGCCTACATCGAACATATCAGATTGCAAAGGGACAGGCACCTCGACGCGCTGGAGGATCGTCTTGATGCTCTGGCCGCTGATGGTGATCCCGTTAGCAAGCTGCGGATGGAACGAGTTGCCAAACGCATCAAGCGCGAACGCCTCCGCCTTATACGATCCCCCGACGATCACGCTGAAGGAGGGTAAGGTCTACGAGTTCTGTGAGGGCAGTCTGGTGGGTCGGGAAGACCACAAGTTCCACAGCGACTACAGCTATAGGAGGGCCGTTATCATCGGAGAGAAGTGATGAACCCGCGCATCATAGATTCTCTAGTCGGCATGGCTGCACCCACCATAGGGCTTATCACGAGTATGCAGGAACAGTTTGAATTCTGGCTGCGTGTTGGGTCGCTGGTGGTCGGGATCGCGGTCGGTCTTGCTTCCCTGTATCGGCTTCTTTTTAAATTCAAAAAATGAAAATCGGGTTATGCGTAGGGCATTCGCGGCTAGGTGATCAGGGAGCCTATACTACAGGTGACAACATCCTGTCGGAGTGGGATTTCAACAGGGACTTGGTGCGCCGAATCGGGCATTTGTTGAGCAACGAACATGGGTGGGCCATCGGTGAGGACTATGCCATATATGACCATTACCCCGCCCGCAGTTACAGTGGGGCAATAAGCTACATATCCCGAAAGCTGTGGGAAGATGGCGTTACTGCCGCAATCGAACTTCACTTTAATTCCGCCTCCCCCACCGCGAGGGGCCACGAGTGGTTGTATTGGCCCACAAGCAGGGGAGGCCAACAATTGGCCACGGCACTACGTGATTCGATGGAGAGGTCTTATCCCGATATGAAGTCACGCGGCATCAAAGCACGCGGTCCCCGCCAACGCGGTTCTGCTTTTTTGAGGAGGACGCACTGTTATTCCGTAATCGCAGAGCCTTTCTTTGGCAGCCATTCGGAAGAATGGCGGATGATCGACGACAGCCGAAACAAGCTGGCGGCGGTTTACGCGCACGCCCTAACCAATTTTACCCCCCGATGAACATCCCGAAGAGCATCACTATGGCGGGGGTCCGCGTGAGGATCAACTTCAGGGATCTGAGTGAGGATGACTGCTACGGGATTTATTCACACAAACGAAAACTTATCACGATTGACAAAACCCTTACCGGAAAAGACCTGCACGATACGATTCGTCACGAGATGCTCCATGCAGCCCTGTCCCTCTCTGGGCTTGGGTTTTGTGAGAATTACGAGGAGGAGGCTATTATTCGCTGCATGGATGAGATCTTCTGGCCTTCTTGGGATCGCTTCCTGAAAAGATTTCAAGTCTAACAGACATGCCCTACACCAAGAAAAACTTCAAGCCCCACGTAATGCGCCACCCCAAGACGGGTAAGTCATCGCGTGCAAATACATACGACCAGCACATCGCGCTTGGGAAGAGAGGCTACGTCCATTCTTCCTCTAAAAAGAAGAAGACCTCGCGGACCCGCGATTCTTTCCCTGATGCCGTCGAGAAGAGACTGAAGGGCGGCTACTGATGTTGTGAAGAAGAAGCTGCCCCGCCAGTTCTCAAAAGAGGGCAGGGGCAAACTTATCCGGTTCACCCCGAACTCCGAAAATGTAAAACAGGCATTCGAGCGAAGCCAGCGCCTTGGCGTGCTCCCGAATTCGTTCACCCGTGGGGCCGGACGCATGACTGGGTTCCTTGGGGAGATCGCATTTGAGCTACTATTCCCTGAATCGAAATACGTCGGCAACTACAGCATGACCCATGACTACTTAATGGGGAATAGAAAGATCGACGTAAAGTCGAAGACATGCCGCGACAAGCCCAAGCTCCACTATACGGCCTCGGTGGTCTGTGGGGAGAGCAAGCCGCTTCGTGCCAGCCACTACTTCTTTGTCCGCGTCCGCAAGGATCTGACACGGGCGTGGATGCTGGGATGGATAACCAAGAACCGCCTGTTGGAACAGGGCGAGTTCAAGAGGAAGGGGGATGAGGACGAATACGGGTTTGTCTACAAGGTGTCGGGTTACCACATCCCGATCTCCAGTCTGAGAGCGCCCCTGTCCCTATGATACGGCTATAGTGGAAGGGATGATGTCATACTGCGCCTCTATGCTCACTGTCCAGACTTTCCCACCCCCTCGTCCGGTTGACCTGATTGGGCGGATATTCGAGTTGGCCTTCCCCGCCTCCTCCAGTGCGGACATTCCCCGCCGGACAAACTCAAGGTTATTGGACATGCCCACGTTGCGTCCATTGTTGAAGTCGTGCAGGGTGACCTGAAACTCGGTCAGGGTTCCCTCCCATGTTTTGTGAGTATCGTTCAGGGCGCGGCATTTCTTCGCAAAGAATTCGACCAGTTCAGCCACTGCCGAGCGGCTGGAATTGTCATAGGCTGCCGCCGAGACTGAGATGTCGATGAAGCTGACAATGCCAAAGCGTCCGTAGGATTCTATTTCTTGCGGGACTATCCAGTCCACAAGCCACTTACCGAAGTAAGGCAACTCGTTCTTGATCGTTGCTTCCAGCATTTTGTTCGGTGGGAAGTTGCTTGTCGCGTTGTCGCGCACCTTTAAGGCCATGAGCTTGTCACGGTTGCTGCTGTCAAGGGCAGGGATCACGGATAAGCTGTTGGCGTCCATGTTCAGTGACATGATTACTCGCCCCGCCCATGGGATAGATATGGAGTCCGCGTATTTGGCCATGTATTCAATGCGTGGGTTGGCCACGGCCCGCTTGATCAGTTCGGTTGCCTTCCGTTGATCCTGAAACGAACTGGCGCTCGTTGTGTCGTCGATCACCCATGCCGCTACGCGGCCCAAATCCTTGTTGAACTTGGTGTGGCCAGACAGGTAATCGGATGCGTCGGAGAAGCCCCCCACCAGTCCCGAGATGACCCTGTTGGAGAGCAAGCTCTTGCCCTTGTTGGTCGGTCCCACCAGAATCAGCGCCTGACCTTGCCTCGCCTCTCGGTCCAA